ATCAGAAACTTGCTAACATATTTGAGGCAATTGCGAAAGGCGAAAAGAAACGAGTTATTGTTAATATTGCTCCGAGGCACGGGAAGAGTGAGCTTATTTCATATCTTGCTCCAGCCTGGTTTCTTGGGAAATACCCTCATAAGAAAGTTATTATGGCATCGCATACGGCTGACCTTGCTGTTAATTTTGGTCGTCGGGTTAGAAACTTGGTGGGTAGTGATGCTTATAAAGATATCTTCCCACAGGTAGAACTACAAGCAGATAGTAAATCGGCATCACGATGGGGGACAAACTTTAATGGAGAATATTTTGCAATTGGTGTGGGTGGTGCCCTCGCTGGTCGCGGGGCTGATTTGTTTATCATTGATGACCCACACTCTGAGCAGGATGCTAAGCTTGGACGAGCTGATGTATTTAAGCCTGCTTGGGAGTGGTTTCAGTCTGGCCCTCTTCAACGTCTTATGCCTGGTGGTGCGATCATCGTAGTGATGACTCGGTGGTCTAAGTTAGACTTGACTGGTGAGATTATTAACCAGATGGTAAAGAATGAAGGCGTTGACGAATGGGAAGTAGTAGAGTTTCCGGCGATCATACATAATAAACAAGGTGAAGAAGAATCACTCTGGCCTGAATTTTGGCCGTTAAAAGAACTCTTAGCAAAGAAAGCGGCGTTAGATGTTCGGTACTGGAATGCGCAATACTTGCAAAACCCGGTGTCAGAAGAAGGCGCCTTAATTAAAAGGGAATGGTGGAAGATATGGGAAGAAGAAGATCCACCGCAATGTGAATTTACGATTATGAGTTTAGATGCTGCCCAGGAGGCGAATAATAGAGCGGACTATAACGCGCTCACCACTTGGGGCGTCTTTTTTAACGAAGAAACCAATAACTATAATATAATACTATTAAATAGCATTAAGCAACGACTAGAGTTTCCTGAGCTTAAAGAGCTTTGTATACAAGAGTACAAAGACTGGGAGCCAGATGCCTTCTTAGTAGAAAAGAAATCTAACGGAGCTGCACTTTATCAAGAGTTTAGACGGATGGGTATTCCCGTCGGTGAGTTTACACCAGGTAAAGGACAAGACAAAATAAGTCGAGTAAATGCAGTGTCAGATTTATTTAGAAGTGGTATAGTGTGGGCTCCCGACAGACGATGGGCACACGAGGTTATAGAAGAGTGCAACGACTTCCCAAGTGGTGCTAATGACGACTTGGTAGATAGTACTACTTTAGCATTAATGCGGTTTAGACAAGGTGGCTTTATTAGGTTACCTAGTGATGAGCCTGAAGATATACCAGGATTTAAAAGCGCAAGAAATAGGTTGTATGCAATATGATTAAAGTTAAGGATAATATACTTAACGAAGCACAACTAAGTGCCTGTAATCATTGGCTAGATAATGCAAGATGGTCTTTTGGTTGGCCGTCAAATGAAAATATACCATATGGGCATTGGAATATAGATGTATCTAGAACTCCACCCAATAATACGACGGATATATCAGAGCGCTTACCAAATGAGTTTAAAGATGTATGGAAAATATTAAATAAAGAATTTTTTAAAGATAAAGCAACGTTAGTTAGATGTTATGCTAATCGACAAACTTTTGGCACAGAAGGATATATACACACTGATACTGAAAGAGAAGAAGACCAGACAATTATCATATACATGAATAAAGAGTGGTCAGCTAATTTAGGTGGAGAGACGACATTTTATTCGTTTGATATGTCAGAAATTATAGATGCAGTATTACCTAGATATGGACGTACAGTTATTTTTAATGGAAACATACCACATTGTGCAAGATCAGTAACTCGCATATGTGATAAGGCTAGAACAACATTAATGTTTAAAGCTACCATTGATCCTAAAGCAGTATATCCAGTGGAAGAAATATATATTGAGTTTTTAAAAAAGATAGGCGCAGATAAACTACCTCACAAAGTAGGTACTCTTGCAGATCATTTATTAAGAACATTTTACATATTAAAATCTAAAAGCGCAGTAGATGTAGTAGCTCTTGCTGGAGGATTACATTCAGTGTATAGCACGAATGCATATAAAACGGCATTACTTCCAAAAGAAGATACGCAAATAAAAGAGCTTTTTGGTGAAGAAGTAGATAGATTGGTAAGATTATTTGGATCAATCAATAGACCAGAAATACTAGAGAATCCGGATGGGTCTTTAAATGAAACTGATTTATTTTTATTACAATGTATAGAGTGTGCAAACTTATATGACCAGAACGAACTAGATCCACAGAAATACCCGCATTTATGTGAAGTAGCAAAAATGTTTTATAAAGGATAAATTATGGCAATAAATATGGATAAAAGTGTAAGCCAAGCCCCCCAAGGCATAGAAGAATTAGCAATGAGTCAACCAGACTTAAGCATCGAAATTGAAAACCCTGAAAGCGTAACGCTTGATGACGGCAGTATGGAAATTACTATTGTGCCGGGTAAAGAAGAAGATGATGAGTTTAATGATAACTTAGCAGAAGATATGGATGAAGGTCAGTTGACTGAGTTGTCCGGTGATTTAATTGGTGAATACGATGCCGACATAAATTCAAGAAAAGATTGGTTAACTACATATGTTGATGGCTTAGAATTACTAGGTCTTAAAGTAGAAGACAGAACAGAACCGTGGCCCGGCGCATGTAATGTATATCATCCCTTAATGACAGAAGCGCTGGTTAAGTTCCAAGCTGAAACTATGATGGAAACATTCCCCGCCGCAGGCCCAGTTAAAACAGTAATTATCGGCAAACAAACAAAAGAAAAAGAAGATGCTGCCGAACGTGTAAAAGATGATATGAACTATCAACTCACGGACATGATGCCTGAGTATAGACCTGAACATGAACGCATGCTATGGGGTCTAGGTTTATCAGGTAATGCATTTAAGAAAGTTTATTATGATCCATCGTTAGAGCGTCAAGTGGCGATGTATGTTCCAGCTGAAGATATTGTTGTTCCATATGGCGCATCTAATTTAGAAACAGCTGAACGTGTAACGCATGTGATGCGTAAGACTAAGAATGAATTACATAGATTACAAGTTGCAGGTTTTTATCGTGATGTAGATTTAGGCGAACCATTTTTAGATATTGATGAAGCTGAGAAAAAGATTGCAGAGAAGTTAGGCTTCAATCCCACAGAAGACGATCGTTATAAGATTCTTGAATTACATGTGAATTTAGATTTAGAAAATGGCGATAGTGAAGACGGTATTGCATTACCTTATGTAGTTACAATTGAAAAAGGTACAGGTACTATCTTAGCAATTCGTCGTAATTGGAATCCAGATGACAAGTTAAAATCTAAGCGTCAGCACTTTGTTCACTACGGCTACATTCCAGGTTTTGGTTTCTATTGCTTTGGTTTAATTCATTTAATCGGTGCATTTGCTAAATCAGGTACGATGATTCTTCGTCAGTTAGTTGATGCAGGTACACTAGCTAATTTACCAGGTGGTCTTAAGTCTCGTGGTCTACGTATTAAAGGTGATGATACCCCGATTGCACCAGGTGAGTGGCGTGACGTAGATGTACCAAGTGGTGCAGTGCGTGACAACATTTTACCTCTTCCTTATAAAGAGCCTTCACAAGTTCTTAATCAGTTAATGAATCAAATTATTGAAGAAGGACGACGTTTTGCTTCTGCTGCAGATATGAAAGTGTCTGACATGAGTGCTAACTCTCCCGTGGGTACAACCCTTGCTATATTAGAAAGAACATTGAAAGTGATGAGTGCAGTTCAGGCACGTATTTACTACGCAATGAAGCAAGAGTTTAAATTACTTAAAGGAATCATTCGTGATTACACACCAGAAGAATATTCTTATGATCCTGAAGTAGGTGATCGTCGTGCTAAGCAAGCTGACTATGATAACGTAGATGTTATTCCAGTTAGTGATCCTAATGCTGCAACGATGTCACAGAAAGTTGTTCAGTATCAAGCAGTTATGCAGATGGCACAAGCTAATCCACAAATCTATGACCAAGTAGAACTTAATAAACAAATGTTAGAAGTACTTGGCGTTAAGAATATTAGCAAGCTTATTCCATCGTCTGAGGACCAAACACCAAAAGATCCTGTATCTGAAAATATGAATATTATTAATGGTAAACCTGTTAAAGCATTTATTTATCAAGACCATCAAGCACATATTGCAGTTCATATGGCAGCTATGCAAGACCCTAAAATATTACAAATGGTAGGACAGAACCCTCAAGCACAAGCTATTCAAGCAGCAGCTATGGCACACATTAATGAGCACGTAGCGTTTGAATATAGAAAACAACTTGAAGAACAATTAGGTGTTCCATTACCTAAACCTGATGAAACATTACCAGAAGACATAGAGTTTGAATTATCTAAAGTTATGGCTGAAGCTGCTAAGAAACTTTCTGCTAAGTCTGCTTCTGAAATGCAACAACAGCAAGCTCAACAACAGCAACAAGATCCAATTATCCAAATGCAACAACAAGAGCTACAACTTAAAGCACAGGATCTACAAATTAAACAGCAAAAAACTCAAGCGGATATTCAAGTAGAACAAGCTAGACTTGAACTTGATAAGATGCGTATTGAATCACAAGAACGTATTGCTGGTGCTCAGTTAGGCGCTCAAGCAGTTAAGTCAGACAAAGACATCGAAGCTAAACAATTTGTTGAAGGAACTAAATTAGGTATTCAAGCAGTTAAAGATAATAACGAGCAAGACATACGTAAAGAACAAGCCCAACTACAATATCGTGCACAGATGGAACAAATACAAGTACAAAAAAGGAATCAACAACCTAAGGAGTAACACATGGACCAAACGCTAGAACTATTATTGTCTCGAATAGATGATCAGCGCAGAACAGTTTTAAATAATTTAGGAGACGGAGCAGCAAAAGATTTTGCTTCGTATCAAAATATGGCAGGGTATATTCGAGGTCTTTCTTCT